ACTTGGTCAACAAGTGCGCTCAAGTAAAACATTTTATTCTCAACACGAAAAAAACATGGCATTATGTACGAAGTAATTTTATACGGAGCTGTGTTAACAGTAGATGGTGATTATGACAAAGGTAGTAGTCGCTGTAACGCTCTAGACGAAGAGCAAGGACATTCATTTGAGACTCATACAGTATTAGCTCAGGAGACAGATATAACAGATATTGTAATGGCTGCTGGAGAGTTGTCTACAATAGATGAGTTAGTATTAGATAAATACTTTAATTAATGACATACGAAGAGAATAGAGAGAGAGATTTATGGTTCGAGTCAGTATCTAGGAAGATAATCGAATGGAGTGACTTAAAACCAGATAATAAAGATTTAAAGGAATTAGTAAAAGGTTTATCTATAGTAGGAGTGCATTATATTAAAATGCAAAAAGAATTAAAAGATATAGAATACTTATATACTAAGAACCAAAACGATCTTAGAGAGACGGTAGATAAATTAGTAACAATATTAAAATAATAGATATGAATAATAAGACATCAAAACAAATAGTAGAATACGCAAGAGCTAACCCCCATACAGAAGAGGAGGTATTCTCAAATTGCTGTGGATCTGAAGCTAGTAAATTAAGTGATAGTTTATGTGGTAATTGCTTAGAGCACGCTGAATTTGAATAAAGCATATATAGATGACTTAGTTAGCAGACTTGTAACATTGGTTAATGACAACTTAATGATGAGAGCTACAATACAGAGGAAGATAGAACGAATAAATGAATTAGAATCAATAATAAATAATAACAAATTAAAACAATAATTATGAATGACTTAATGACATTAAAGAATGCGCAGATTGAAGCACTACAGGACTTAGTTGCATCACAAGACAAATACATAATGCAATTAGAGACTTATGTATATGAACTAACAGATAAGGACTCTCCAGAAGAGTATAAGACTGTAATTAGAAACGAAATATTTAACTCAGAAAACGATGGACAATAGAAGTAAAGAGATATTTGACTTAGTTAGTCATACAATGTTTAACAATATTGGATACGACAATTTAACCGATCAACAGAGAGAAGTTGTTAAGTTAGAGATACTAAAAAGAAAATTAATTTAAAATAAGTTATAAAAAGTTTGCATATATCGTTTATTTGTTGTATGTTTGCAACTCAGTAATAATAAAACAAAAACAATATGACATTTCACGACAAAGTAGTTCAGGTGCAATCTACATTAAAAGCACCAAAAAATCAACGTAACAATTTCGGTAAGTATAACTATCGATCTTGTGAGGACATTCTAGAAGCTGTAAAGCCTTTACTTAGAGACGTAGGTCTAACACTCATGATTACAGATGAGATTAAAGAAGTAGGTAGCTTAGTGTTTGTTGAAGCAAGAGCAGTATTGTTTGACTCTGAAGGACGTATTGAGACAACAGCTCAAGCTGGAGTCGATCCTAATCGTAAAGGGATGGACATAGCTCAATCATTCGGTTCAAGCAGTTCTTACGCTCGTAAGTACGCTCTAAACGGTTTATTCTTAATTGATGACACTAAAGATGCTGATGCGACAAACAGTCACTCAGACAGCCGTAAATGGCTAAACAAAGGTAGCGCAGAGTTTACTAAGGCTCAATCCTTTATTCAAGGAGGTGGCTCAATTAGTGATATAGAAAAAAAGTATAAATTATCAGCAGAAGTAAAAGGTTTATTAGCTTAAACAAAACAATTAACAATTATTAAATAACAATTAAAACAATTAAATTATGGCAGGATTATTATCAGTATCAATCAACGTAGCAGATTTACCAAAAGAGAAATTTGTACAAGGTAAAAAAGGAACGTATTATAACTTCACTATTTCAGTGAATGACGATACAAACCAATTTGGACAGAATGTAAGTTTATTTGACTCTCAAACTAAGGAAGAGAGAGAGGCTAAGAAAGCTAAAACATATATCGGTAACGGTAAAGTAGTGTGGACTGACGGTAAGATGACTACAGTAGTTCGTGAGGATGCTCCACAAGAGGCAGCTCCAGCAGCAGACAGCGGAGACTTACCATTCTAAATTAAACTAGGGGAGCTTAACAACTCCCCTTTTTTTACCTTATGAAAGAAAATATACGATTTACAGTTAAAGTTATATTGCTTACTATGTTAGCTTTATTATTTAACTACTTAACAAAATAAAACAAACAATATGAGCGAACAAGAAACGATAGATAAGATGCTGATGGAGCAGATCGAGAACGATTGCTTTGTGGACTTATCGGAAATACTAGAATTACCTCCTGTTGCTCTTAGCTTTGGTGAATATCAATATAACTCTAAAACTGGTGTAAAGACAGCTCCTGTACCTATTGGTACTTATGGCAACTTTAGCTTTATTCAAGCTCCGCCAAAAAGCATGAAGACCTTCTTTATATCTTTATTAACTTCAGTTTACTTAGCTCCTTCAGGTCAGAATAGATTCGGAGGTAAGATTAGAGGTCATAGAGACGATAAGTGTGTTTTACACTTCGATACAGAGCAAGGTAAGTACCATGCACAAAGAGTGTTTAAGAGAGTTGTAGATATGAACGACGATGCAGACTTGGGTTGCTATCATACGTTTGGACTTAGAGCTATTGGATATAAGACTAGATTAAAGTTTATAGAATACTATATGCAGAAGGTAGTTGACGAAGGTAATGAAGTAGGTTTAGTAGTTATCGATGGAATTGCAGATTTAGTATCTGATGTAAACAACCTTGAAGAGTCTAATATGTGTGTACAAAAGATTATGGAATTATCATCTAGGTTTAACTGTCACATAGTTACAGTAATTCATTCTAACTTTGGCTCAGATAAACCAACAGGACATTTGGGTTCATTCTGTGAGAAGAAATGTGAGAGTCAGATAGCTCTAGAAAAAAACACAGTTAATGATGGATGGATAACAGTAAGCTGTAAGAGATCTAGAGGCTTCTCTTTTGAGACGTTTAGCTTTAAGGTTAACGAGATAGGGTTCCCTGTCATTATAGGTGACTTATACGATCCTTTAGCAGATATACCACATACAAGAGAAACAGTAGTTCAACCTAAACAAAACAAATGGAAGCAGTTATCAATTTAAAGTGTCCTTTATTCGTAGACTTACCTAGAAAGACTAAGAAAGATAAAAGGGTTTATATAAACATGAACTCATATAGAAACCTACACTTCTTAGTTAATAATCAAGTTAAGAAAATGTATTTAGAGGCTGTTAGAGAGCAGTTAGAAGGTGTAACAATACAAACACCTGTTGAGATTACTTATAAGGTGTATAAGAAGACCTCTAGGCGTTTAGATAAGATGAACGTTATAGCAATAACCTCTAAGTATTTATTGGATGCTGTTACTGAGTTAGGTTGCTGGGAGGATGACAACGATGACCACGTAAAAACTGAGACTATATTGCCCACAGAGTTAGATAGGGCTAATAGTAGAGTTGAAGTAACAATTAGAAGTATTTAAAACTTATAGTGCGAAACTTAGTATTTATTTGTATATTAGTTGAAACGAAAAAACAATATATAATGAATGCAAAGACACAATTAAGTAAGTTAGCTGGAAAGCACCAGAGATGGGTTGGACTTGTACGTAGTATGGGTTGCAACCCTTCTGTCGTTGAAGACGTAGTTCAAGATGCTTACTTAAAGGTTTGGAAGTATCTGGAAAAAGGTAAAAACCTTACTTATGGAGAGGATGATGTTAATGACTTTTATATGTATATGACATTAAGAAGTGTTTACTTTGACGGTAAGAAAAAGAAAAACGTAGTCAACAGTGAGGTGAAGGATCAAGAGGTTATGGATAGAGCTATTAATAACCTAGTATCTGAAGAGGCGTCTGAACTAGAATCTATTGCATTTGAGAAGTTAGTAGCTAAGATACATGAAGAGGTTAATACGTGGGAGTTTTATCATAGAAACGTATTTATAGCTTACTTTACGTCTGGTTTATCATTAGATAAGCTATCTAAAGATATAGGTATAGGTAGAAGCAGCTTGTATAACTCTATAAAGAAATACAGAGAAGTTATAAGAGGCTTATTTAGCGAAGACGCTGAAGACTATTTTAACGGAGATTTTACATTAATTAAATAATAATAAATATGGAAGAGTTTAAAGGTGACAAAAGAAGTAAAGCTTATAGAGCTTACAAAGCTAAGTTTGAGGAGCAGCAAAAGGAAGAGTCTAAAGGACTAGGTGATACTATAGCTAAGATAACTAAGGCTACGGGTATAGAGAAAGTAGTTAAGGCTGTAGTAGGTGAAGATTGCGGTTGTGATGAGCGCAAAGAAACGCTTAACAAGTTATTTAAATACACTAACGTTGAATGTTTAACTGAAGACGAGTATAACAGGCTAGATAAGTATTTTGCTAGGAATACATCTACAGTAGACTACTTAACCCAAAAGAACTTACTTAAGATATATAATAGGGTCTTTAGTAAAAACAAAATGACATCTAACTGTTCAAGTTGTGTCAGGAGGATGGTAAGAGACTTACGAAACGTTTACGAAAACAATTAATTTAAGAAGGGAAGCTAAAATAGTTTCCCTTTTTCTTGTTTATATGAATAATATTTCGTATGTTTGCACAGTCAATAATGACAGACAATAATAAAAACAATTAAATTATGAGGAAATTATCAATTAGTACAAAGTCGCTTTTATGGGTGATAGTTGCAGCAGTAGTGCTGGCTTTAACATCTAGCTGTTCAGCAGATGAGTATTACATAGACACAGACAGGACCAGTGACTGTATAACAGATGGCTATGATGTGCTGGAAGGAGAGTACGCTTCACCTAATGGTGCTATAGTTATTTATTTTAACTTAAACGGAACTATGGGATTGAGACAAAACGGAATACTTAATGGAGTGTCTTCTTACTGCTTTACCTTAGATGGAAACTATCTTAAGATTATTAATGAGTTTAATCAAGTGACATACTCTTTATATAGTATTGTAGATACAAATAACGTAAAAGGTATTGTATTAGATGGACAATTTTATGAACTATTAAACAACTAAGAAATGAGACTACAATTATTAACAATTACATTATTTATAGGATTTGCTTTAACATCTTGTCAAAAGGATGAGTGTATTGAAAGCGTATGCATTGAAAGAATTATTTCATCTGAAAGTTCAGTTGAAAACACTTCTAGGGTTTCAGTTACAATTATAGATTTATCAGGTATGAGTAGTGATCTGGAGATAAAGGCTAAGGGTAATTTGGAGCACTATCAAACCACAGGTGATCTAAACCTGAATGGGTACACTTTAAGGTTAGTAAATATTAAGCTAACTGTAGTAGGTAACATGAACGGAAACGGTACAGGCGGAGGATCTACTGTATCTAGTTTAGGTACTTCAAAAGTGTGTGTTCAGGGAAGTATTCAAAACAACCCTTATTATAATAAAAATGACTTCACTTGTGAGTCTCTAAGTAGTGGAGGTATGAGCTCTGTGTACGATAGATCTATAGAGGTTGAGTGTGGAGAGTTACTTATAGGTGACATGTTTAGAGAGGGCAATAATTGGTATAAAGTAATAGAGTGTTATTAAAATAAATCAAATAAAACTTGCGTATATCATTTATTTTTTGTATATTCGCAGCATAACAATTAAAAACAATTAAATTATGAAAAAAGTATTATTAGTATTATCATTAAGTTTAGCATTTAACACATTAAGTGCTCAGGAGATGACACATGATGTTATTTACGAGAATAGTGACTTAGAACACTATATTTCACTATCGAAGTTTGAACAAGTTATTGACGACTATCATTTCCTACAATACTCTCTGAGTGGGAGGGATCGATTAACAAAATACTCGATTTATCATGTTTATTTCAAGCTTGACAGTAAAAACGAAATGATAAATTTTATAGAGGAATTGATATTAACTAAAAATAATGAGGTAAAAACTTTTTCAGTGGGTTATGCTATAAGCATGGGAGACTACGTTAGTGTGTACGACACTGATATTAATAGGTTTATAAATATCACAACTAAAGAATTGTCTGATATTTTAGAAGCGCTAAAACAATAATTAATAACTAAAACAATAACAATTATGAAGTTTAAACAATTAACACAAGATGACAAGAACCTTATTAAGAGTGCATACTCTACAGAGGTAGCTAAGCAAAGCGTTCAAGAAGGATTAGCTTCTACATTCGGAGTTCATACCAGAACGATTAGAAAGTGGGCAAAGAGATTAGGCTTAACAGGTCAAGAACTATCTAAAGACTTTAGAGTATTAGTATATGACATTGAGACGTCTAGAGTAACAGCTAAGGTTTGGTGGACAGGTAAACAATATATAGGTCATAAGCAGCTTATTGAAGAGCCTAAGATTATCTCTATATCTTATAAGTGGTTAGGAGAGTCTAAGATACATGCTTTGACTTGGGATAAGAACCATAGTGACGAGAAGCTTATTACTGATTTTATGGAGGTGTATAATAGCGCTGACATGGTAGTAGGTCAAAACAACGATAGATTTGATAATAGATGGATCAATGCTAGAGCTATGAAGTTTGGAGTTCACTTCAATACGTTTGTTAAATCGTTTGATATTATGAAGCAGACTAAGAGGTTATTTAGACTACCTTCTTATTCAATGGATTATATTACTAAGTTCCTTAACGTAGAAAATAAGCAAACACATGAAGGTATTAAGATGTGGGATATGATACAGGATGGTAATAAGAAGCAGCAAAAAGAATACCTACAGAAGATGGTAGACTATAATGTTGGTGATATTGTATCAACAGAGGCAATGTATGTTAAACTAAGAAAATATATGGGTCATAAGATGCACTTTGGAGTATTAAACGGACAGCCTAAGTATAGCTCTCCTTCTGATGGAACTTTAAATGTTAAATTACTTAGAGTATCATCAACTCCAGCAGGAACACTACAGTATATTATGCAGTCTAATACAGACCAGACACAATATAAGATTAGTCATTCAGCTTACTTACAGTTTTTAAATAGCTAAATAATAACAGGGGGTGTAAAAACCCCCATTAAAACAATAATAAATGAGTTGCAGTATGAGTAGATATGAAGAAATAATGAGAGCTGAGTCAGAAGCTGAACAGCTAGAGAAAAACCTATATTATAGGTATATGTATAACGGTGACCCTATAGAGGATATGCTAGATAATCCTCCTTTTGGGCAACAAGAAACTAAGGCGCAGAAACGTAAGAAGATGCCTGTTTATTCTGGAGTATTAAAATACTTCCCTGATGCATTAAAAGAGGTGTCTAAGGCTAGTCAAGCTGGAAACGATCAGCATCACCCAGATAAACCTTTACATTGGGATAAGACAAAGAGCTTTGATAATGAGGACGCTCTGGTAAGACACTTAATAGATCACTCTAAAGATCCAATGGATGACGATGGAGTTTTACATTTAACTAAAGTAGCTTGGAGAGCTTTAGCATCGCTACAAATATATCTAGAAAATAATGAGTAAATCAATCACAGTTCTTATAGATGCAGATAGCATAATCTTTGCATCGGCTGTTACTTCAGATACCATACTAGACGCTAAGGATAAGATGGACTATAAAATCAATGAAGTGTTAGACTACTTAAGTAGCAAATACACAATAGATGGTTTCTCAGTCTTTAGCGGTTCTAAAGGTAACTTCAGGAAGTTTGTAACAGATACATATAAGGCAAACAGGAGGGACATGGAGATCCCAGAGCATTTAAGCGCACTGCATAAACACTCAAAAGAATATTGGGATGCTAAGTACACTTATGGATGTGAGACAGATGATTTAATTGCTTCAGCTTGGTATAAGCACAGTAACGAAGGTAAAAATGTAGTTATAGTAGCAATAGATAAAGATTACTTACAATTCCCTTGTGTTATGTACAACTATAATAAAAAAGAGTTTATAGTTCAGTCCGAATTAGACGCTTTAAGAGCTTTTTATGCTCAAATGATAGTAGGTGACTCAGCAGACAACATAAAGGTCTGTAAAGGTAAGGGAAAGGCTTTTGCGGTTAAATTACTAGATCCTTTAACTACTAAATATCAAATGACTAGAGCTGTATATGAACTGTATAAGGAGTTTTATAAAAGTAAGGCAGGGTTAAAGTATAGAGAAACGTATAACTTATTAAAACTTAGAACTAATGTATAATAAAGAAAAAGAGCAAACATATTACTTATTAAGCTTACATGATCTGTATGAAGGTATAGAGATAGAAGCACTAGAGGCAGCCTTAGAGGACATGGAAATACAAGAAGAGTATGAAGTATGCGGAGGGATAAGTAAAGCGATTAGTTTCGCTAAAAACAATACAAGAGAACAATTAATACAAGAATATGACAACACACTTGACAGACTTGCAGAAGAAGCTGATTAGTACCATACAAGAAGCTATGGATATAGATAATGTATTCAAAATAAGCAGAGAGCAGAGGTATATAGACTCTCGTATGATGCTTTTTAAGTACCTTAAGGACATTGAAGGATATAACTGTACGGAGATAGCTAGGCTATCTAAAATGGGAGCCTCTTCAGTATCAAATAGTATAGAATCATTTGATGATAAAATTAAATATAACAAAAGACTTAAGGACGTTTGGGATTATATAAATTATGAGAACTCAGATAAATTATCTAGCAGCAAAAAGGACAATTTGAGAGCTGTAGCAATATTAGATAAACTGAGAGATAGAAATAAAGTAGAGATGGCTTTAACTAAATTTAATATTATAATAACAGGTATAAATGGGATATAATAAAGTGAAAATAATTCAACACTCTAAGCATGAATACGAATGGTCTATAAACGGATTAAAGTTAGGTATCTGGGAGAGAAGCGAGTTAAGGGAACTAATAGAAATAATTGATAACCAAATAAACACAGGAATATGAGAACAGAAAAAATGAATCAAAGACAGAGAATAGCTAGACTAGAAAAAGTAGGTTCAATGAACTACATAAGGATCAGCAAGTTAGAGCAATTAGTTGCTGAACTTAGAGGTGTAGATGTAGAACCTAAAGAAGATAAATAGACATGGAAAATCAATTATCAATGTGTGGATGTGAATTGAATTTAGATTTATGCAATTGCAATCTACCTTATATATATATAAATGGCGAAAAAGAAAATAGTTAAAAAACCATTCACTACCAATTACGACGCTATAAGGTACTGTTTTAAAGAGGGATACAAGATATATCCCTCTACTACAGATAACGTTGTCTACTTCGTTTCTATGGAGAAGGGACATCAGAAAGCTACTCTAACTGACAGGTATACACTAAAAGATATTGACTTCGGTATAAATGAGATATATAATAAACTATACGACAAACGAATTAAATAGCAAATCGTTATAAATTCATGGCAAAGCACATTAAATCACAGGAGACATCAAAGAATGATGGTCGAAAATACAATAAGAGGTTAGCTCCTAAACCAATTAGCACTACAGACAAACAGGTTAAACCAGCTAGAAGCACTAAGGCTAAGAAGGATCGCATATCCTCTTTTGCTGTATCAGCTATGAAGGAGGTGTTTGGAGGTGAGAAAGAGGCGTTTATACACATGGCAGAGCTGGCTAAGGCTAACTTTAATCAGATGCAATTGTTGATGCAGTATGCTTATGGCAAGCCTAGTGATAAGATAGGTGATGATGGAGGTAAGAAGACTAAAGTAGCTCCAACTATTAACTTCGTTGTTAATGGTAATACTACACCTCAAATAGATAACACAATAGATATAACAGATGAATAGTGTACAACTAAACGATAAATACATTCCTTTATTCACTGAGAAGTCACGATATAATGTAGTAACAGGTGGTCGTGGTTCTGGTAAATCATTCGGGGTCAATGTATTCTTATTAAACTTAACTTACGAGACAGGACATAAAGTCCTGTTTACTCGTTTTACATTAACATCTGCTGGAGCCTCTATTATACCTGAATTTATAGAAAAGATTGAGCTTATGGGTGTTGAGTCAGACTTTAGAATAACTAAAGATGAGATCATTAACCTAACTACAGGCAGCTCTATTATGTTTAAAGGTATTAGAACATCGTCTGGTAACCAAACAGCAGCATTGAAGTCCTTAAGTGGCGTTACAACGTTTGTATTAGATGAAGCTGAAGAGCTTACGGATGAAGATACTTTTAGTAAGATTGACTTCTCTATACGTTCTAAGATAAAACAAAATAGATGTATATTAATACTTAACCCTACAACTAAAGAGCATTGGATATACCAAAGGTTCTTTATGTATCCTAACGTAAAGGAAGGTACTAACGGTGTTAAAGGTGATGTAACATACATTCATACGACTTACGAAGATAATAAGGAGAACTTATCAGATAGTTACCTAGAGCAGTTGTATGACTTAAAGAAGAGAAACCCTGTAAAGTATAACCATCAGATATTAGGAGGTTGGTTAAACAAAGCAGAGGGAACTATTATCACTAATTGGAAGGTAGGTCAGTTTTTACCTTACGATTTAACTTGTTTTGGTCAGGATTTTGGATTTTCTACGGATTTAACTACGTTAGTGAAAGTTTCAGTAGATAAGGACAATAGGAGAGTGTACGTTAAAGAGATGTATGGAGCTATAAATCTATCAACTTCAGATATTATTTACAGAAATAAGAAATACGCTGGTATGGATCTTATTATATGTGAC